TGATAGACGAGAAAAATCTATATACCATAGAAGAAAAATTGGTAAACGGAATGACCCTTACAGAGATTTTAAACGACAAGCAGTATCCGTTCAGCTTGATGAAGTTTTACGCTTACTTAAGAAAAAATCCAGAATTAGAAACTAGAATTTTAGAGGCAAGAAAACTTGGTGTTCAAACTTTAATCGATAAACTATTGCAAGTCTTTAACTATCAAGAAGTTGAATCTCCAAATGAAATACTTTGGATAAGAGAGAAGGCTAAGTTTGTTCAATGGGTTGCGGGAAAGATTACAGATTTATATTCGGATAATAAAACTATCAAGCAAGATATAGATACTAAGATGTCTATTAGTTGGGAAGAGCCTAACGATTTGATTGATGTAAGTGCCGAGGATATAACCTCGACACCCACAGAAGTTAAAGATTAATTAAAAGAAATTTCCATAATACCATCACCCATATCTTTGGTTTTGATACCAGAAAATCTATCTTTTAATTTTTTAGATAGCTCTTTATTGAATTTATCTTTTATTGATAATTTCTTTTTTGTTTTTTTTACTGCGTTTTTTTTAGTCATGTTTTCCTCTCTTTGTTTTAGTTGCCGTATCATCATGGCTTTGCATATCTTACCATAATTCCACAGATTTAAACCCGTCAAATATTTTATTTGATCGAGTGTTAAATTTTGTTTATTTATTTTTAATTTTTTCTGCATACAATTTAACTAGATCAAACCATTTCTTTTTATAAACTTCTTTGATCTCTTTGTTTTCTGCTTTGTTATAGGCATTAGCTATCTTATCAAGTTGATTTCTACCATCTATAAACAACTCATGTTTTCTTTGTTGCTCACTTTTTTTTCTCTCATAATTTCTAGCTTTGTTGCTGTCAATTATTTCAAAATGATCTGGTGTTAATCGTGTCATTTAATCCCCCTGTTATATTGTTATGATAATTATTATTAATAAAAATAATATGCTAACTGAAAAATAAAAATTAACACTACTCATTTATCCTCACTCTCCTCATCACATTCGCAATCATTATTAAATTCATTGCATTGATTACAAGGTAAAAAACCATTATGAAACCAATCCATTCTTTCATCTTCTTTGATATTGCTTACCCTGTAATGAACATAATAATCAGCTAGTTCATCAGTACTCATGTCTAATGCTTGTTCTATAAAGTTATCTCTTAAGATTTCCCAATCTTTATCCCCTATTTTATTTCTATCTATCATTATTCCCCCTTCTCATAATTAAACATTAAATTATCACCATTCACATAAACACCAACTTTTTGAAGTGTTTTAAATTCAGATTGATCTACCTCTTCCATACCTCTAAACTCGACAAGGCTTTCAAAGTGCCAATAGCTACCGCCATCTTCATCATCTGGTGTTATTTTATCTAAAAAGAATTGAGATAATATTTTGTAATCATCTTCATCATCTTTATACCCCATGTCTTTTAAATTTTTATCTGAATAAATATAATAATAACTATTCTCTTCCTCTCCACATCTTTTAAAAAATTCACATAACCAATATTTATTTTTTTTGTCTGTCATTTTATTTTCTCCCCTGTTTTAGTTGTTGCTGTTTAAACTCTTCAAATGTTTTAGCATCTGAATTTAAAATGTTGTGATACTCTTCGATGTAATTTTGTGCCACACATTCCCTTGCTTGTTGGTTAATTTGATTTGAAATATCTTTGTTAATCTCATCTATTCTTTTATCCTTCCAATTCATTATTCCCCCGCTATTTTTTTAATAAAAGATAATGTTTTTTTTTGCTGATTAATTACTTGAGCAGTTTGAATATCAGTTTTATCTTTTAAACGATGTCTTTGTACTATTAGATCATCAATTAAAAAATTCTGCCTAACTATTTCTGCTATTAATTCTTCTTTGGAATAGTCTTTGTAATAATCTTTATTGTATATTGTCATATTTTCCCTTTGTTAGTTTATTGCTAATCATATCCGTTTTAGATATACTTGTCAATAGTTTATGCAACTTCTTCTTCTTCTTCTTGTCTGTAGTATTCTTCATCAAACATATAAAAAATATCTGGATCAACCTTGAAGAATTTATAATTAGTCATTCCACCCCTTGCATCTGCTCCATTATGAATGCACAAAGCTATAATATTATTTTCATATATACTGCCACTTGAAATCCATTGAATATCCTGTGATAAGCAATTATCAAAATTATAGGTGTATGTGCATTCTGATTGACTTTCTGGGTATATATATTCATCCATAAATTCTTGCACATCTGCAATGATATGACTTCTTCCATTAGGATTATCTAAGCCATGATATTTATCTTGATTAACCCACTTGTTAAACTCATTGGTTAATGTAGGCAAATATTCAACGCTTTCAGTTAAGTGATGAAATAAAGATTTAGTTATAATACCATCATCATTTGATATGTATTCTTCACTTCTAAAATCTTTTAAAGTTTTTTTCTGGTTTCTTTGCCAATGTCGATCACTATCTCCGCCACTATCTAAGAAGTGAACGCCTGTGTTTTCTGTTAGCATTTTGTAAATTGCTGTTTCTGTTTTCATTTTTTCTCCTATTGTTTTTTGTTGTTGTTATTGTATAGCCATTTTAGATAATAAGTCAATACTATATTTCAAACCACCGCAGAATATAAATATCATTAGTGCAAAGAATATTGCATAATCTAAAAAGTTAAGTATTTTTTTAATCATATTATTGATCTAAAAGGTTAGTAAATAAATTTAATGTTATTAATAAAAAAAAGCCTATTGATCCAATCCAACTCAAAGTAATTAAAAGAGGATCATTATTTGCTGAGCTTACTACAAACCCAAATATTGAGATTATTAGTAGTGATATAAAGATTGTTAATTGTTTCATGTTTAACCTTTCTATTGTTGTTTATAAATTGAATATAACATAACAGGCTATATTGTAAAGTAATTAATTAATGACAGATTGACGCAGTATAGATTAGAATAATTCTAAAGTGTAATTGAAAGTTGAAGTAGTGAAGTAGTTGAAAAGTTACTATTTCAATAGACACATTATCATTTTAATTTTACACGATATAAATAACGGCAACATTATTGACCTATTTATTTTAAAGGTTTTTTATTTTTATTAGCGATAACGATAATATATCGAAACACATTACAGGCTATAATATAAAGTATTTTTTTGATTTTGATGCACCCCCTACCCCCTAGAATGCACCCGCATTTTATTATATATATATACATGGAAAATCTCAACACACACACAGACATACCCCCACAAGTACCCTGCACCATTTTATTCAACACTTTTACAGATTTTATTTTTTTACTTTAAAACGATTCTAAATAAACTAGATGTAGTGTATGAGGTATTTTTCATCAGAAGATATGGATTGTGTTTGTTATATTGAAGAAGAAACAAACAATGTAATCATAAAGTTCTTTAACATGGAAGATAACGAAACAGCAGAATTGTTTACAATGTATGTTATGAATAGATTAGGATTTGATTACAATCCTATTAATGAACAGATGCAAAGCAAAATGGTACATTAATGGAAATCAAAATACCTTATACTCCCAGAAAACACCAAGCTCTTCTACATAAAAAAATATCAGAATATCGCTGGAGTGTTCTGGTGTGCCACAGAAGGTTTGGCAAAACAGTATGTATGATCAATCATCTAATTAGATCAGCATTGCTGACCAAAGCTAAGAATCCTAGATTTGCCTACATTGCACCAACCTTTAAACAGGCTAAAGCAATAGCATGGGATTATGTAAAACAGTTTACCGCAAAGATCCCATACACTAAGTTTAATGAAACAGAGCTAAGAGTGGATCTGCCAAATGGATCTCGTATTACTTTGCTAGGCTCTGAGAACTCAGACGGCTTACGGGGTATATACCTAGATGGGTGTGTCATCGATGAGTACGCCAATGTATCCGAAAAACTATTCCCAGAAATTATTAGACCAGCATTATCAGATAGAAAAGGTTATTGTGTATTTATTGGTACACCTGCTGGAATGAACAATAACTTCTATGATCTATACCAACACGCACAAGGTGCGGATGATTGGTTTCAGTATAAAGCTAAAGCATCAGAAACAAAGATTGTCGACCAAGAAGAATTAGATAAAGCAAAAGAAGTTATGGGTGAAAAGAAGTACTTACAAGAATTTGAGTGTGATTGGATTGCCAACATTGAAGGAGCAATCTATGGGGATGTATTATCCCAAATGGAAGACAAGAAGCAACTAACGAGAGTACCTTACGATCCTGCTTTGCCTGTCTCTACTGCCTGGGATTTAGGTGTATCAGATCATACAGCGATTATCTTCTTTCAACAGAATGGAGCTGCAATAAACATTATTGATTACTATGAGGAACGAGGTCAAGGGTTGCCGCATTATATCGAAGTTTTAAATAGCAAAGATTATATCTACAAAGATCATTATGCTCCGCATGATATTGAAGTTACAGATTTCAGTAATGGCAAAACCAGAAGAGAGGTAGCCTACCAATTAGGGGTGCGGTTCAGAGTAGTGCCTAAGA